GCTTCTGCGTCGCTCATGTCGATATCAAAATGCTTTTCCTCGTTCGCATCAACGTCAATGATATCGTCAGAATGGCGTTCCCTCATCAGTCAACACCTCCTCAAAGTTGAAAAGGTCACCTCCTGGCTCTTGTGGCGGTGTATTCTGCTGTGGTGCGCTCTGTGACGAAGTTGAACTGTTTCCGTCCTGCTTTGGTTCACCTGTGAATGAAACGTTATCAACGTAAACCTCTGTCACATAGCGCTTTGTGCCGTTTTTATCATCGTATGTATGACTTCTCAGCTGTCCCTCAAGGGCTATCATTCTACCTTTGCCGAAATAGTTATTGATAAACTCGGCAGTCTTTTTCCACGCAACGCAGGTGATAAAGTCAGTTTGTTTCTCTTCACCCTGCTTGGTGTAGTTTCTGCCAACGGCTACGTTAAATGACAGCACCGCTGTTCCATTTGTTGTTTGCTTAGGTTCAAGCTCCTGGGTAATTCTACCCATTAAAATAACTTTGTTAAGCAATTGTATCCTCCAAATCTCTTGCGTCAACTATTCTGTCAAGTATCTTGGTGTCCTTGCACCAATCACACCTCTCACACCTTTCAGCTGGATCCTCGACTGTTTTCAGCTTAGCAAAGTGTGGTGTGCGTTCCTCGACAAACGCAAGTTTTTCGTCAAGCCATTCTTGTGGGACCGCAAACACATTAAAATCTGTGTGTTTTTCTTTTGTTGCGGCGGCTATGAAGAATGGCAACTTTTTGCCTGTATTCTGTCGAACTATTTCTTGATAGATAGCTCCCTGAATGTCATATCCCCAGTATCGAATGAAGCTCTGTCTCTGTTTCTCTGTATCGTTCCAAATCTTTTCAAAGTCCTTGACGACCTTTAGGTCAACGATTGCCTTGTCAGGGTGATAGCTGTCTATCTTTATCTTGTATGGCACATCTGCGATTTTACCCGTCATAATGACCTGCTTTTTGCCTGCCATATACTTCATGAACAGCTTGTCATTCTCCACACGCTGGATAATACTCTCAGCCTGTACATAATCAGCCTTAAGCGTTCCGTCACGCTTAAACAACTCTGGGTGCTGAGCCTTGAAAACGTCAAGCGTTCCCTCAAAGTGAGCGTCAACGTATGAGCCTACGAGCAGAGCAGTTGAACTGTCACGCTTGTAATCACCTGCAATGTCCGCGAGTGTCCTTTCCTCGCAGTCACAGAAACTCTTGAACTGTGAGCAACTCATATAGTCAAGGTTAGCTTGCTGGGAGAAGTAGTTCTCACTTGTAAGCTGTATCACAGATATGTCACCTCCAGATCATCGCTGTCCGTTGTGCGAGTTGCGATAAACTGCAATCCCTTTTCCTTGCACTTCTCATAAAGTTCAAGTCTGTTCTTTTCTGAAAGCTTCTCAGCTCCGTCAATCAGAATTATCTGTAGGCTGTTAGGCTTGCTGAGGGCAACATCAACGCAAAGTTGTAACTGTTCGCCCTCTGACAGATTGCTGACGGGAAGTCCATTTATGAGAGGTATGCCGTCTTTAACTGTCAACCCCTTAACGGGTATTGTTGCTGTCTTAAGTATCTCGCCCGGAAGCTCTCTTGCAAGCTCAATCTTGCTTGTGAGCGCCTTAGAATGTTCTTCGAGCGTTTCAAGCTCGTCCTGCATCGACTTCATACGTTTGTATTCGTTGAGGTGCTTTTTCATTTCCTCAGCTGTCTTGACCTCAGCTTGCATTGCAGATATGTTAACAAGCTGCTTACCTGTGTATTCATCGGCTACCTTGATGTCGCTGTCAAGCTTTGCGACTTTCTCTCTGTATTCGCTTTCAAAAATCTTAGTCTTGTCTGCTATCTTGTCTGAAAGCGAATTGAGCTTGTCCTCAGCCGCCTTGATTTCGGCTTTCTTACGTTCGATTTCGCTTGTCAGCTGCTCACGCTCTACTGTGATAGCAGATTTCAGATTGCTTACTGCTATTTCCATTTCAGCCTGATAACCTCTGACCTTGTTGTCATAGCTATCTTTGAAAAGCTTCGCCCTCTCGATGCGAGAGTTATATTCCTGCGCCTTTGTTATCTTCGTATAGGCTTCAGATAGGTCATATGCTTCCCACTTTTCAGCCTGGAAGCCCTGTGGGATATCCTTTGCGATATCAGATATAAACGCTGTTTTGTTGCGTATTTCTCTATTGATATCCTGTCTTGTCTGGAAGTAAACGCCCTTTTCGGACTGGATATCGTTCAGGACCTGCAATATATTCTGCTGATAATCAACACCCTGCGGAATTTCACCAAACTTCTCCTTAATCCAGTTCAAATCCCAATTGAACTCAATGAGGTCAAGAATAATTCTGTTCTGCTCCTGCCTTGACATCTGCGTGAACCTAACAGGGTCAATCTGCAATGGCGTGAACAGCTCTCTGACAAATGCTTCGGGGCTTTGAACAGGTTTGCCGTCCTGTCTGATGTTCTTGTAATCTGCCTGATTGACACGTTTCTTGCGGTCAATTGTGAGACCTGTGTCGGTCTCAATGAAGATTTCACCTTCGCTTTCGCCATTCTTTATAACGTAATCACGGCTACTGTCATTGGTGAGAGCGTACTTTATGCTGTCGATTATAGATGTCTTTCCTACGCCGTTTGAGCCGGTAACTTCTATTGAGCGCCCGTCCAGTTCTGTTTCAGAAATGCCGAACAGATTTTTTATATGAATTCTCGTAGTTTTCATTTACAGTACATCCTCCACTTCTCTTACCGCAGGCTTTGAAGAGTCCTCAACTTCGCCTTCGACCTGCACACCCATTAATGTTTCAGGACAGTGAACCCTTGCGAAAAATGATGCTGCACGATATGCTAACATCTGTTCGGGCATATTTCTCCACTTAGAGTTGGAAGTCCACCCCTCTGCTTTTGCCATAGCCATTGTAACTGTCGTTCCCTCAAGTACATCGCCGTCTTTGTCAGTTGCCTTGACGTAACAGCCTCTGTCATCAGTACCTTTTGCACCGACGTAAATAACCTTTACGTCTGTAAATTTTGCTCGGATAAAGCTCAGGCAAGCTTGTCCGCTCCAACTTGGCTTGCCTTTGACCACGTACATTGATTGCATGACCATCATCGGGCTTACGCCCATGCGGTTAGCCATGTCAATGGCTATTGCGGTATCAGCGACCTTACCCTTGTACGCCTGCGGTATGATGTCCGCTTTGCACAGTTCGCTTGCCATTTTGAAATATTTGCGGAAGTCTGAGATAATTCCCGTGTCAGTATGCGATGCAAGCTGTGTCTGCGTCTGAGTAGGTATCTGTCTGATTTCCGCCTGATTTATGTCGATAATTTCGTTATCCATTATATTTCTCCTCTCTTATCATTTTTTCGATTGCTGTCATTTCGACCTCTCCTCTCTAGTATCGCTGGCTCTGCCAGTTTAAAATCTCTGCAAGGATAACGCCTACTACTTTCTAGGCAACCTTTCAGGTGTTTGCAGTCAAGGCAAGAGTAGTTAGTCACTATGCCCACCTCTCAGCCTCTCGATGTTTTTCTTTAAAACTACGATATAACCCGTCAGATACTCGTTTGGATAGTCATTAAGGGCTATTTCTGTTATTGCCTTTAGCTCCTCTTGACAAATGTCAAGAAGTGTGCTATCGTTAAGGTGTATGTTATCGGTATCTTTTGATACCACCTCTGAGCTTGTGCTGTACTATCATCGTTCTTGTCCTCCTCGTTTTCAAAACGTTTCTCCCAGTGCCTATCCGCCACGCTCAGCACAAGATACATCACTACATCTATGCCTGCAAGCACGGCTACTGTTATCAGCAGTATTCCTACAATGTTCATTACCACTTTCCTTTCATTTCAACTTCGACCTTCACCACGGGTCTGCCTGCTTCTCTCACTGCACGCTCTAATTCCTCACGAACTGTGTCTTCTGCGGTCTCTTTAACGTTGCGATACAGTCCATAGATTGCCAGTGCAACCAGCGCCACACATAACGCTATTGCAGCCACGAATCTGATGATCTCCAGCGTTGCTATCATCTCGTTCATCTTCTTCCACTCCTTTCCTTGCAATACTCTGCAAAGATTTCTTCGGGGTTCGCCCCGATTATTTTGCAGTACGTTACGATTTGTTCAGCATTCATGGTGCCGAACTGCCGTTCCCACCTGCTCACGGCCGTCTGTGTCATGCTCAGCCGTTTTGCGATTTTTGCCTGTGTGATATCATTGTCGGCTCTGATAGATTTCAGCCGTTTGGATATCACGTCATTGGCTGTTATTTTCTTTGCAGGCATTTTCAGTCCTCCTTTATCATTTTATATGCCCATATCTCTGCATTAGGAAAACTTTCTTTGTGCCTCTTTGCAGCCTTGGTGGCTTCCTCCAACGTGTCAAAAAGCCCTATGAAAATGCAGTGTGCAGGGTCTGCTTTGTCATAGACCTCATACATCGTATCATTTCTGTCACGTCTTTCTACGACCTCGCCTTTTTTCATCTTCGTGAGCCCTTCACTATTCTTTGCAGGCATTGTTTTCACCTCCACTATTCTGCATGAACATCACGGGTAAGATAGTCCAGCGTAACGTTCAGCCATTTGGCTATCTGCAGAAGTACCGACGCTGGCATATCGTTTTTATCCTGCCATTTAGACCATGTTCTGCGGTCTATTTCGATAGTCTTCGCAAGGTCCTGCTGGGTGAGATGTCTGCGTCTCAGTTCACCATTGATGTTGTCAAATATCGTTGTCTTTTCAGCCATTTGTTACACCTCCGTTTTCGTTTTGAGTTTTCGTACTCGTTTTGAGTACATTATCATTATATACTCATTTTGGGCATTTGTCAACCCCAAAATGAGTACAAATATGTACAAATTTGAGATTGCATTTTTGTACAAAATACTCATTTTGAAAATAATGTGCCCTATTTTCATTGACAAATTCCCATAATGGGTATATAATATATATAGTAGGAGGTGATAAGAATGTTTGACAACCGCCTAAAAAAACTGAGAATGGCGAAAAACCTCACACAAGAGGAAGTTGCAAAAGCCTTAGGCTTGCCGAAAACAACCTACTGCAACTACGAACGTGATGAGAGAGAGCCGTCAGCAATGACACTTTTGAAGATCTCAGCATACTTTGGCGTGTCTCTCGATTATCTTTGCGGAAACGAGGGCGAAAAAAATTCCCCGCCACCACAAAGTGACGAGGAAGCCAAGATTATCGACGCATTAAAGGTTCTTGAAGATAGCGAAATCAAAGACCTTGACAAATATGTCGATTTTCTCCTATTCAAGAGAGGGCTGCTTTAAGCAGCTCTTTTCTTTTTCTGCTCTTATTTTTTCCCACAATTCGGGGTGCTGTAGTATGTAAATCTTGTGGGCTAGTCTTTTTTCAAATTCTGTTCGTTCTTCTTTCGTCATTATTTTCTCCTCCTATATTTATGAAACATATGTTCGATAAGCCTATTATATATCATGTAATCACGGCTGTCAATACCCCTTTTATGTACTGTCCGAAAAATCGGACTAAAATAAAAAATGTCAAAAAGGTATTGCAAAATATGCGTTAAAATGCTATTATATATATGAAACACACTATATATAGGCTATGTGTAAATTGTAGCATTTTTATGACATAAAATGCAAGCGTGTTTATAATATCGAACATTATTTGTTGAAACTGAACAAATCGTCAAGCCCACATTTTAACGATTTTGCCAATAGCACAGCCGTTGAAATGCGTGGGTCAACGTTATAGCGTTCTATCTGGTCAATTTCAGAAAAACTAACGCCTGACAGTTCAGACAGCTGGCGCAGTGTCAGACGCTGTGTGCGACGTATATCACGCAGATGTGTTTTGTATATCATATATAATCACCTCTGTGGCTAGTGTGCCCACAGGAGCCGTGAATATTAGAAAAGGGGTAGAAACCATGGGATTACGTTTTAGAAAATCAATCAAACTCGGCGGCGGTGCAAGATTAAACATCGGTAAAAAATCCGTCGGTATGAGCGTCGGTGGAAAGGGCGCACGATACACTGTCAACAGTTCAGGACGGCGCACAAAGTCTGTCAGTATACCAGGCACAGGGCTGTCATATGTATCAACATCGGGCGGCAGAAAGTCGTCAAGCCGTAGTTCTCACGGCCGAAAGACGAGTAGCACGTCAAAGGGCGGTTGCCTGCTGGTGATAATTATTTTCTGTGCTATATCGGTCATAGTCTATGGAATAGCGCACCTATTCGGATATAGGCGGCCGACAAAGGTTGAATGGACTAACGACAACTATTCTATCGCACTGAACGACTATAATCGTGACTATAGCCACATAATCTATTTGCGAATCACAGGTGAAACCGACGCAGAGGACGTTGATCCGAAAGATATAAAAATTGAAATCAGCAATCCTGACGTTTGTCAGTTAGAATATGATGATAGCGGTGCATATGTCACCTATGATGTGAAACCCCTGAAAGACGGTTTTGCGGACGTGACTGCCACATATGACGGCGTGACATCTGACCCTATAACAATCACAGTAGATATGGGCGAAAAAGTCACTACTACCACCACGACGACGACAACCACCACCGAAGCAATCCCTGCGACAACTACCACGCAGGACCCAGCCGAAACGATAGTATATATCACGACTTCGGGTGACAAGTATCACAACAAATCCTGTAGATACTATGATGATACCTGCACGCCAATGACCCTGCAGGACGCACAGAACGCAGGCTACAAGCCTTGCAAGGTGTGTGGCGGATAAACATACCACAATAAAAAATGCCCCCACAGAGCGACCTGTGAGGGCGTGTACAGCCAAACCTAGCAAGAGATGATACTATAGTAGGAAGTACCCTATTATTTTATCATAAATTATAAATATTGTCAAGATAATAGGAGGAATTTTACATGGCAACAGCAAAAAAACTGCCGAGCGGAAATTATCGTGTGAGAGTGTACGATAAAAACACCGGTAAATACAAATCTTTCACGGCCGAAACGAAAAAAGCCGCCGAGCTTGCGGCGGCGGAATGGCTGATAAAATGTCAGGACGAAGAAAACCAGCAAATAACATTCCAGACCGCAGCTGAAGAATATATCAAAATAAAAACGCCTGTGCTATCACCCACCACGATACACAGCTATCAGACTATCCTGCGTAACAATGTTGACAGGTTGAAAGATATTCCAATTGATGAGGTTACGCCACAGCTAGTGCAGGACTGGGTAAACGGTTTGACCGTTGAAAAATCGCCGAAAACTGTTCATAACATCTATGGTTTTTTTACAGCTGTTATGTCATACTATGACGTGGATATACGGCTAGGAAAAATTCGTTTGCCACCCAAAACGAAAAAATTTAAAATTCTGCCTGATGTTGAAACCGTAGTGGACCTGTTCCGTGGGTCAGATATAGAAATTCCTGTGCTGTTGGCTGTATGGGGCGGTATGCGTATGTCGGAAATACTGGGTATCCGCCGCAAGGACCTATGCGGTGATGTGTTGACACTGTCGCAGGTGCGTGTCACAGTTGGCAAGGAAATAATTGACAAAGAACAGGCTAAGACCTACAACAGTCGCCGACAGCTACGGCTAGGGCAGCCGATAGTAAATCTAATAGACAGCCTAAACCTGCAACCCGATGATTATGTTGTGACCTACACCCGAAAACAGGTGTACGGCCGTTTTGTCAAAGCAATGCGATCGGCAGGCTATCAGATCACATTTCACGATCTACGCCACATCAACGCCAGCGTTATGGCAAAACTAAATGTTCCTGATGTATACGCTATGGAACGTGGCGGCTGGAGCAACACCAGCACATTGAAATCGGTATATCAGCAAACGTTTGACACAGACCGCCAGCGTATTGACCAAACCATTGATAACTATTTTCAGGACATATATGACACGAAATGTGACATGAAAAATATAAAACAGCGTAAAAACGTAGTTTGAATAACTTTTGCCGTGGGTTCAAGTCCCGTCACCTCGACCAAATAATGTAAGAAGAGAGTTGCAGTCGCAGTTCTCTTTTTTTGTATGCTCCACATAGCAAAAGTGCCTTATGACTAGCATTAAGGCACTTTTTGTTTGCTCGTGGTATTATATTTTCGATTGGTGGTCTTGGGCGTTGTTCGGTGGTGGTCGGAATTGATTGAAATGTTGGGTGGCACTTTTGGGCACTTATATAAAGCTACTTATAATCTTATCCAGATTTATGATGCCAGTTTTAGGTGTTAATGTTAGTATACCATATTGATTTTTGTAATCACTATCTTTAGAATTTCTAACATTTGCAGAATTTACTCTGTAAATATCACCGCTATTATCATCATCTTGTCCTTGTAATATCCATACACTGTTGAGGCTATTTATGTCATCATAACTTCTTATTTTTAGTCCATATTTAAACATAACGTCTTTTAATTCATAATTTCTTATCGTACTCCGTTTTGACCACTTAGAATCAAGTATCACATATTTTTTCTTAGAGCTATCGCAAATTTTTAATACAAAATCTGGAGTATAATAACTTTTATCAACCCTATAAAGACTTATATTGTTTCTGTCAGTTTTTAATTCGCCTTGGTAAATAACAGGTTGGTAATATAAAGTGATTACTGTTGTATCTTTTTTTAACACATAAGTATTATTTATCAATGTGGCTGTATAATATTTTTTGCAAGGAGACGAATACTGAAAGTTTATAGGTGGTTGTTCCGTTACAAAAGAATATCCTTTGTTTTGCAGCAATTCTAAAAGGGATAACAAACAATAATACTCATATATCTGATCTGCTGTTAAAAAATGCATCATTAAGTTCTCTTGCTCAAGATTATAATCACCATGTTTAAACCAATTGTATATAACAGTATAAATATTTCGATAATGATGATTTGTCATAAATATCCTAGTTGGATTTGGCAATTGATTGATATACTTAGGTTCACATTTTAATGTACAGGCATATTGTCTATATAATGTCTTGAAGCTATCACACAAAGCCGTGAGCTTTATTTTATAATCATTCACCCTAAATTGAGTTAACTGATTTATTATTATGGAAGAAAGCTTGTAGCCATTGCGTAGATTGCTTATATTCAAACTCAAATCATCACAAATATCATAAATATGATTAATTTTCATACTTATGCATTCAATTAAATATTTCAAAAAACCAAGTATCACTTGATTTTCATAAATATTTGAATCTTGAATATTTTTTTCAACTAAAGATTTTTGTGGATAGTAATATTTTCGTCCAATTTTTATGCCAGAGCTATAATTTGATTTTGTGAATTGTTCTGGGTGTGTACAGATGTATGACAAAACTTTTGGAGTAATACTTTTCACCTTATTAAAATCATCCACAGTATTTGTTTTTTTCATCTTGTGTTTCAAGTCATAAGAAAAATCAGATATGTTTTTTTCATATGCTTTTCTTATGTCTTCCAAACACTTATACTCTGTATCTAATGTTCTGAAAGATGATTCATCAATTTTATGAAAATTTAACGATCTTTGAAATACTGTTGTCTGATATAACCAGGATTGATTCTTTTGATAGATTTCATCTATCATCAATTTTAACGATTGCTCGGATGTATCATTATTTTTTACAGCAACAACTAAGTAATCAGATGTAAAAGATATTATCTTCTCATCGGCTGTTGTGATTTCTATATGAATCTGGGCATACCCAAAAAGTGTAGAAAAAATCCTAGTATAATTTGAACCATCAGTATGAATACTCAATTTTTTACGATTCACAAAAAAACTAATATCTTCTACCTCAACAGATTTGTCACTGAGTTGAACATTTACACTATATTCATAATTTTGGTAGACGCATTCATTTCTAACAATAGGCTTAACATTTGACGTGTCCTCTATATCTAGTTTTATTTCATCACACTCATTTGTTCCTCCCCTATTGAAAGTCTTGCTTATTAGTGTTACTTGACAAATCATAAGTATCCCTACCTATTAAAATAGTTATAATAATTCATGTTGTTATTACCGCTTGATATAATCTGTCTTAAAATTTTACAGCATTTATCTAACGAATAACTGTTACAAGTTTCCATTAACTTATCAAGAAATTCTGTTTTATTCCTATTATCTCCAGTGCCATATCCGTTAATTAAAGGTAATACTCTTTGTGATATTGCATAATCTAAAGCAATGTTTATGTTATTGGAATCAAATAACTTTTTCTCGTTGGCAATATAGCAGTATTTCAATATTGACTTTCGAACTCTTGGACTAATTGAAAGATACGGCTTACAAATATCATAAATTTTATCTAATTTAGCCATGGTTTCAGATGTAACAACCTTTGAAATTTGTGAATCCATTTGCTTATCAAATGATAGATTAGCACCAAAATACTCATTCATCACAGCAAATGAAAGCATTTTGCTTGCATTCTCAATGTTGTCATCATATAATTCATTGTAATCAATTTCATTGTCAAGATCAATAACCCAAGCTCTATCTAACAACCTTGGTGAAAGGTTTTCTGTAGTAGAATCATAGTTTATAGTTGCCATAAATCGGAGCGTGTTTGGAATGCAACAAGACTCACTATCACCTAAATCTATTGCTCTGTTATTATCAAAATCACAAACATTGATAAATTCAGACCAATAATATTCCATAGGGCTAAGATTTGCTTCATCGAGCATAATGAAAAACGGATAATCACTTATACCATTTTGTTGTTCTTGACTTAGCAATTTTAACGCAGGATACACCAAACCGTTTGTTTGGTCAAAAGATTTATTAATAGGGTTATAATAACCAATAAAATCTCTTTTTGAAGCCCAGCCTTTTTCAACAGAAAGTTCAATGAATCGAGTATGTTCAGAGTTGTCCGCCGATGTATCTAAGCCACAAACTTTAGCAAATCTTTCACAAAATGATGTTTTTCCAGTACCTGGTTTGCCTGCAAACACAGTAAGAAAACCTTGTGACAAACAAATAAGAATATTTGCAATTTCATTATGATCGTAACGTTTTAATTCTTCCTGTATGGATTTGATACACTCCTCTGCGGAAGAAAACTCTCTTGCAATATCCGTTCCAGGCGACTTCAAACTATTGCCGTGTGTCGTGCTTTTAGCGTAATTATTTGCACAATTAACGATCATATCTGAAAAGATATCATTGAAAGCAACATTATTATATGCCTCAATTATTGCCTTTTGACCATTTTTCGTTAATTCATCAATGGTTCCGTTAATATCTTCTTTCTGTTTATTTAGGTCGTTAATTTTATTTGTTAAATTAGCAATTGTTTTATTATTACTTTTTTCGTCAGCGAGAAAATCAACCTCAGCGTTCCTTCTCCTTTCTTCCCAATCTTTTATTTCATTTCCTAAATTTAATTTTTCTTCTAATTCATGTATTTCACTTATTAGTTTTTCCTTTTCTTGTACCATTTCTGTAGTAACTTTTTTCTGCTCAATATTCTCTTTATTCTTTTTTAATTCTTCTATTTCTTTGAGCAATACATTCTTATCATTTTTGAGCTGTTCTAGCTGCTCATTTTGAGCCCTTAGTTCTTCCTCTTTCTGTTCTTTTGTTTCTTCTATTTTTAGAAATCTTTCCTTTTCCTCTGCATTGTTGTTAATATATCCGAGCAGATTGGTTCTTATTTTCTTTGTTACTCCATCAGTTTCCTCACTCCAAAAATCTTCATTGGACAACGCTTTCTTGACAAAATCCGAAATAAAATCATCGTTATTAAATGTATCAATAGACATTTGTAACATTCGATTTTTGCGTTCATCAGTAAACAGCGAGGTATCCATGTTCTTGATTTTAGACTGAATAGACTGCCTCATGGATTTTTCAATCTGCTCAGATGACATCTTTTGTGCAAAAATTGACTTTAAGGACTCATCGTCTATGAAATCGTAACTTTCTATTATCGTAGTCATAGACTCTATGTCAAAACATATAAATTTGCTTGAACGTGAATCGGTGAAACTATGTGTAAGTTGGAATTCCGAAACATAATTATTTACTTTGGATTTTTTTAATCTATATATTGAATATTGATTATTAATGTCTTTAACCTCAGGAATTATTTCTATTTTATCACTACTTCTGTTTAAATCATTCCATATAAATGGTCCATATAAATACTCTCCATTCTCTATGAAAATCCTATCTGTAACTGGAGTATCATATGATGATAAATAATATGGTTTTTTTCTTCTAAACTGATCCATATTTGTGTTAGTTAAAGAGATATCAATTACTTCATATATTTTTTCTAAGGACGGATCTTTAGGCGTGATTTTTTTTGCATTTATCTGGGCTTGGTTTTTACCATTTTTCTCAACTGAATAAATGTCATTTTCTGTATCAATATAGCATATATAACACTTTTGAGCATCACTTGTTGTGAATCGGTTTTCAAAATTACTTGCAATTTTAATTGTCGGCAAGTCAACTTCTATGAGTTTATCATTCTCAAGTTTTGCCATTGGATTAATTATAAGTGTAGCATAATCGTTATCAATACTGCCAAGGTAAAATAACATATTCATATTGTTCTCATTCTGATTTGTAGTCATAGTTTTTTCATCCTTTTCACTATTATTTTCATTGACATCTGATTGTAAAGCTAACTCCTTTTCAGGAGCAATATCAGCTGAATTATCATTGGCTTTTGTAACTGCATTATTAAAAGCATCTGATTGCAAGAAGTCTTCAAACTCCTTTTCATTTGAATGATTTGAGATAAAAAATGGCATAACGATATGAAAAGAGTCGGCATTATTGGTCAAAAAAGCTATATAATCATTTATTGTCTCAAATTTTAACTTGTTTAGTTCAAGCAAGCTATTATAATCTGGCTCATATATGATCATAAGCTGTTTCAAAAAAGCAGACTCTATACTGTAGTTACCCAATAAATAGTCTATCTGTTTATTTCGTCGCAATTTAAGAAATGTACTCTGTTTCATTGCATACGGCTTATCCTTTTTGAACTTCATATTTTGTATTGCTTCATTATATACAGAAGAAGGTATGCTATTATAGTATTTATCAAAACAAAGTTTCCGTTTTATTGAAGTCACAACTATATTCTTCCTTTCCGTTTTTTACATTATAGCATATATGCACTAATAGTGCAAGACTTTTTGTGATATTTTTATAAATATCCAATAAAGTGCAAGATTTATTGGAATTAAATATATATTATATCTATGACCCTATGCAGTAATCCAAACCTGCATAGGGCAATTTTATTTTCAAGGAGGAAACCATATGTTTGATAACCCACGATACACCACAAGAGGTGTGACCGAAAAAATACCCATTGAGCTGCAAATATTTATGTGGTCTGCTATTGATACTATGGAGGTCAAGAGGAAAGACTATTTGCAGGTGTTCAAGCTGTATGCAGAAAATGTTGACGGGCGTAGCGTACAGATAGTTGAGCATACGCAGGAGCAGCCTAACTACAAGAAAAAGTTCAAGTTAAACGCTGTCGACCCAATATGCGAGAAAGTGTACGTTATAGATGATGAAAGTCATTCAACAATGCTTTTAGCTGAGGAATATTGACCTATTGTCATAGTGGCAATAGGTCTTTTTTATTGGAGGTGCAAAATGATCACACTAGGAACTGCAAAAGAAATGTATAAGCTTGATGGCTACCCTGCCGAACTGAAAACTGACATTCGGGAGATACTGAATATTCTCGATATGAATTATGGTGGGAACAGAGAATATTTCAAAGTCGGCGGATTTGTCGGCATTGTCGGCATTTGCAGCGATTTTCAGAAACTTTTTTCTCGTTGGCATATCGACTTCAAAAGCGAGCCTTGTGAGTATTCCCTCAAAGTCGGAGGATATATCAAAAAGCTTTTCATCACAAATCCCGATTTTGCTATCGTAATATACGCAAAGGAGGAACTGTTATGATGACAACTGTTTCAACAATAAAAACTGAGCTTGTTTTCTCTGATGACGGAGAGCATACATATTCTGTCACTAAAACATTGGAGGGCGTTCAAGGTGATAAGGCTGTAATGGTCTTGATGTACCCTACACGCAACGCTGAAAATATTCATAGTGAAGATACAACACTTTTGCATATAATTTCTCATATGCAAGATATGGGCTTGTCTGAGATCACGATAATAAATCTTTTCTCAAAGGTGGTAAAAACAAAGCTGTCTGCAAAAGGGCTTGAAGTTGACGATGACAATATGAGGTACATTGAAGATGAAATTATGGCTAAGAAAGATTTCAAGGACAAGAAATTCATATTAGCTTATGGCAACAGTATGCAAAGCTGTAAAGCCTGCAATGAAAGCAAAAAGCTCATCATGCAGATGTACCAAGAGCATTGCCCAAATGGTACTATATATCAGCTTGCAACGAAGACTATGCCAAATGAAAAGTGTCCGCACCCATTGTGGCTAGGCATAAGGTGCAAGTTTTCAAAATGGTATTTAAGTGAAGTTCATTTGCCTAAAGAAAAGGCTGTTGAGAAAGCAGTTCAAGAAGTAAAGTCAAAGAAAAATACTAAGGCAAGAGAGATAATAAAGCTTAACTGAAAGGAGTGATATTTATGACATACTATATTCTCGGTTTCGGTATTACACTAAGCATTTTGTATGGAGTTTCAAAAATCGGAGGTTAGAATATGATACTGGGATTGATCACAGCGACAGTAGCAAGCACGTCAGCAATAGAACTGTTCACAGCAGGAAGTGTGGCTGCCGTTGCATTGTTTACTGGCACAACAAAAATCAAAGCTAAGGTAAAGTAGTGAGAAAGAATAATATGAGGGTGAAAACTGCTCTCATATTATTTTTTTGCTGAAAATGCCGACAATGCTGACAATGGCAACAAAAAACTTGATATCAACTAATTTATGGTTGAAAAGTGGTGAAATATGGTGTATAATTAAAATATATAGAAAGGTGGTCGATTCATATGGCATATAATAATGAAGCTGAATTACAAGAATTTTTGAGGTACATACGTGAAGATGAAAGTTACGATGAGCGTGGAAACTTAAATGCCGACCTACTAAGACAAAATATGAGACTTGGCACACTATACGCCATAGCAAAGAGATTTATAATTGATACAGAATATTATTCTCCTGAAAGAGACAGCAAGGATATTTACAAAATGATAGATAGTGTCTGCAATAAATTTGGCGTTGATAAAAACTTACTAAAAAATCGCAGCAATGGCAGTTATAAGAGCATTCCTCAAAAATATTGGGGCGTAGTATTGAAAATCATTAAATATACATATATCAATCGTATTGATAATGAACAAAAAAGCGAGAGTTACCTTTGCTATCTGACCAAAAAGACACGCTATAATTCTCTAGATGAATTTGAAGAACAGCAAATGTTACACGATTTGGTCGATGATCTTGAGCAATATATAGAGACTTGCATTTGTGAAAAAGAACAATATCTTTTTACTACTTCGAGTGGCAAAAAAATATATATCCCTTTCAGATGTATGAGATATGTTGAGAATAAGTATTTATGTGAGCATCTCGACCAACAAGACAATAACGACCTGTGGCAAACTATATTCTCAAAATTTGAGAATATGGATAAGTTTAACGAGTGTATCGACAATCCTAAGGAGTTCAATACGTTGGTAAATGACAAAGAGTTTGGAAATAAGTTCAAACCTCTATGGAATGACTATGTGGCAAAATCAAAATCTAAAGATGATTATCCGAGGTCATATAGATATCCAGCGTATTTCTGTGAAGAAGATTTTACAGTTTTGCTTGAAGGTATCACTCATAGCAATGCTCTTCACAGATTTTATTCAAGAGCCAAAGACGAGTATATAAATATTCTTGACAAGTTGCAGGCTATTGCCGATATGTACTATGTTGTAAATCTCTATGCTGATGAAGAAGAAAAACAGAATTCGGAAAAAAATTATAGTGAGATAGCGAAGTTTGTAAATAAAGAATATGATGAAATATCAGAGAGGTTTATCTCATACTACCAAAAAATCCTTGCTGAGACTAATAATGAAAGCGATGAACTTAAAAAATTCCAACTAACCTTCACTAAACAAATCGCAATAAATACACTATCAGAACATCGTGATCTTTGTGCGAAGTTAAGCATAGAGCCAGTCAATAGAACGAGTACGAAAAAGTATAATAAGTAAAATTTCAAGAGAGCTCGAAAACGGGCTCTCTTTTTTTGTGCCAAATTTGTGAGTGAAAATAAATACTTGCTTTTTAACACTCACAAAGATGAAAACGGCTCTGGGCTGAGGTATAATTATTATAACAAATGAGATGCATCAAATTTGTATAATAAATATATTAAAGGAGGGCGATATCATGCAATATCGTTATACATTTAATGGAAAGCCACTTAATATCTCAGAGGAAAATATGCTAAGGCTATCGTCAAGCATTGATCTCTACAACAGCCTTAATCCTGTATAATAAAACTTGACACATACAAAACAATCGAAGTATAATAAAAACAAAGGAGTGTGTCATCAATGGGAACAGGAAAACAATATGATGAAGAGTTTAAAAAGCAGGCAATAAAGCTCGCAAAGGAGATT